CGCTACGAAAATGTGCTGTGCAGGAACACTATCCAGTCGGCACTGCTGCGACTGGGAATACCGCTGCACACCGCACAGGGCGTGTTTTATGGTCAATGCATGCAGAGGCTATTTGATGCTGCCATTGATGTTGGTATCGAGGTCGCACTAACTATCGACTTTGATTCAATGTTTATGCCAGAAGACATCATGGCGCTGCTAAGAACGCTGGCAATGAGGCCTGACATCGATGCTGTGGCTTCTATGCAAGCTCGCCGTGGCGGACATTTTCCACTGATGACAATTAAAGGGCAAACGGAACTCGACTGGGATGGTAAACCAGTGCAGGTATCGACAGCTCATTTTGGATTGACTGCGATTAGGCTGAGCAAAGTGGCTAAGATGCCAAAGCCTTGGTTCTGGTCAACACCAGGAACCGGCGGCGAGTGGGAAGACGAAAGCGGCAAAATCGATGACGACATTTACTTCTGGCACAGATGGAAAGAATGTGGGAACACGCTCTACGTCGATCCAGCAGTAAGAATTGGTCACATGGAAGAAATGGTTGCTGTGTTTGACGACAACTACCAAGTCGTCCACAAGTACCCGAAAGATTGGCGAGCAAGCAGAGAGCCTGAAGAAACTTCAAAGGGTGATGAAACGCCATGAGCGACAAAATGAAGCCACTTCAAAATGCACTTGAAAATTTGGTGCTAAATACTGCCAAGGCGGCATATCCTCTTGAGGTGGCTGAGCTCAAGAAGCAACTTGAGATCGCTGACGACGACACGACTCACGACGAGCAACTTGAAAAGACCATTAAAGCCGTCACCGAGCAGTTTGAGCACGATACGGGTCTAAAACTTACCAACGAGACTTGGACTTACACGCTCGATAGGTTCGGTGGCGACTACATTATCATTCCTATTAGGCCAATACAGTCGATTACCTGGATTAAGTACTACGACAGCGCGAATGCTCAGCAAACGCTTCCTACGAGCATATACGCGCTCGACGGGGCAACTGGAACCGTACCTGCTGGCAACAGTCGCATATTGCTTAAGTACAATCAAGATTGGCCGACGACGACCGATAGGTATGATGCTGTCGAGATTAAGTTTGTTACTGGCTACGGCGCTGCTGCAACTGCAGTCCCGCAATCGCTAAAGCAAGCACTTTTACTTTTGGCAGTGTTTTACTTTGAGCATCGAGGTGAGCCTATCAGCGAGGCGCTTGCTGGTTATCCTGCTTACGAGCATTTAGTTCGCCGCTTTATTAGGCAAAGCTATCCATGACAAATTACCAAGGTAAGCGGTTTGCCATTGGCTCAATGCGCGACCGGATCGTTATTGAGGAGCCAGACATTACGCTCGATAGCGAAACAGGTCAGCCTATTGCGTCTTGGCAGATCTTTTTGCAGAGCGTTCCTGCTGCTTATCACAGCGTCCGAGGCGGCGAAAACTTTCGTGGTGGTCAAGTCGAGGCCGGCATATCAGCAGTGTTTACCATGCGTTACCAGCAGGATATTTCGCCACAGATGCGAGTTCGTTTTGATGGTGTGATTTACAACATTGCTTTTGTCAGCCCAGTCGTTGGCAGTAAGCGTTACCTAGATCTCTATTGCCGAACGGTGAATAACGATGGGATCTAGAAAGCCATTTACACGCATCAACCAGCCCGATTACAAAAAGGGAACGCAGAAGCGTTTTGAGGCTGCGATTGATATAAGCGATCTAACAAAACTAGTTGAGCAACTCGATGATTTGCCAGTTAGGGTTAGTCGCGATGTGTCTGATGTTCACATTGATCATGCTGCAAGACTAGTTGCCAACGTATTTCGGTCTAAGATGCCGCAATCAGAACCAGAAGATCGTGCTAAATGGTCTAGGCTACATGCACAAACTCGTAAGTTTGCCAGTTTTCCAAGGACGCGATCAATCATTAACTATGTGATTCGCAAATATGGCAAGTTTGCTGTCACGGCATTTATTGGGCCGGAATATCCACATGGAGCAAAGTCCTACTTTGACTACTACGGCACTACCTCACGCCAGATGTCATTTTGGGCTGTCGATAAGAACGATCCTAAACGTTATCGGGCTAGACTGAAAGCGAAGCGCCGGCTATCGCAGGAGGTGCAAGATGCTACGGATGCTATGGTCAAAAAGATCATGGCAGAAGGCATTGATCGCTCGGTCAAAATGCATATGGAGGGTAACGTAAGTGGCTGACGTTGCATCCGCAGTACGAAGCTTTTTGCTAAACAATACCGGAACAGCGATTACCTCGCTAACATCAACACGAATTTATCCTGATGATTTGCCACAGGGAGCGCAGCTTCCGGCTATTGTTTACAACAAAATATCTACCAACCATGAGCATGTAACTGCTGGTGGCTGGGGCTTAGCGGGATTTGCTACCTGTCGTCTTGAAATGGAATGCTTTAGTAGCACTCGGGCTCAGGCGAACAGTTTGGCAGATTTGCTTAAAAACAATATAATTGGTTCACTTCGAGGTGTTTACGGAGGCATCAATTTTTTTGACGCAACCGTAGGAGCTGGGCAGCGCACTTTTGTGGAACAACCAACGGATGCTAGCGACGAAAAGCGTTATGTTTCGGTGGTCGAGTTTTTGATTTCTTTTTACGATGCCTAGTTTGATCAAGGAGATTGAGTATGCCAGTTACTGAAACTCATGCAGATACAGGTGCAGGCGCAACGGTGAGCTTTTCCAGCACCACCTTTGCTGCCAAAATCCGCAGCATGAAATTGCCAACTTGGATGGTTGACGACTTGGAAAAGTCAACCTTGGACAATACGACCTACAAGTCGTATGTTCCAAGCGACTTGGTTGAGCCAGGGGAAGTTAGCATCACCTGCTTATTCCCAACTAGCTTGACATTGCCAACAGTCGCAGCAACGGTTACCGAAACCTGCACTATTACCTTCCCGCTGCGCAAAGTTGCTTCTACGACAACGACCAGCAACGAAACGACTGCAGCCAACCTTGCAGGTACTGGCTACTTCAAGTCGTTCGATTTTCCAACGCTTCAGCTTGGCACTTTGCAAGAAGCTACGTTTGTCTTTAAGTTCGACGGCGGAACTGGGCCAACGTTTAGTAAATCCGCCTAATGAAGGGCTAGTTTATGGTTAAGGTAGAACTAAGGCCTCACAAGGGAGTGATGAACTCCCCGCTGGGGCCAATTGAAGTTGAGCACAACCAGTGGGTCATCATGGCTAATGGTCTACAGGTTGGGTATATTGGTAAAGACGCTGGATCGCCACTGAATTTCACTTTGGTGCTTCCAGAGTCGACAGCAAAAGAAATTAAGACGGAAGTGTTTAAGCAACTGGGCTGGATCAGTCCTGTTGTTGAGCCACCATCCGATTACGAAGTTGCTGAGCATCTTGGGCAAGTTGAATCAGAAACAGAGGACGACGAATAATGGCTATTTCAAGAGATCAGCTTCTAGCGAAGCGAGCGCGTAGGTATCGAGAGGTTACGCTTAGTTCCGGTGATGTCGCAAGACTTCAGTCACTAACGGAACTTGAGCGATCCGAATACAACATGAGTTTGCTGGACAAAAAAGGCGATGTCAACAAGAAGGCTTTGACGAAAGCAACTCGCATGCTTTTGGTAAAGATGCTTGTTGATGCCGATGGCAACCGCATGTTTTTTGATCATGAGGATGACCTGCTAGCGGACATTGATTCGCTGGATATGGAAATTCTTGGTGATGCCGCGCGCGAGCACATTGGTTTTACTCGCAAAGAAGAGTCTCTCGAAAAAAAGTCCGATTCTGCAGACGAACCCGAGTAGCGGCCGAAGTCTGTTTGCGGATTGGTGAGCCTGATGTAATAGGATGGATGGCATCTGTAGATTCTCATGTATTGGATTTTTGGGAACGCTACGATGCCATTTTTCCTTTATCAAGTCACGATGAAAGGTGGATACAGCATGGCGTACTGTGTTCAATGATCTCAAACTTTCAAAGTTTGTACGCTGCTTCCAAAGGGGCCAAAATGGAAGCGTTGACGGTAAACAGGTTTATTCCTGAGCGACTGCAAGAGCAAGAGCAGCAAAAAGCTGTGCAGTCTGCAGAAGAAATATCTAAAACGCTTGAAGCGAGGTTTGGCCTTAGATGACCAAGGTAATCACCTACAACAACATTCAGTTGAGCTTTCAGGCAGATACCTCTGGCATTAAGAGCAGTAAATCTGAACTCGCCCAGTTAACGAGAGAAGTTAACTCGCACCGTACTAATCTTGAGAAGTACATGCGTAAGCTTGAGGTGATCGACCAACTTGAAAAGAAGGGTGGTCAAACTAAGCAATTTCTTGATGACCGCATCCGCGCTGCAACAAGAACATTTATTGAAGCTGAGCAAAAAGCCGGTAACTACGGAATGGCTCTAGTAAATATTGTTGATTTAGTGCCAGACTTAAGCAAGGAAGTTAGCGGTTTAGCTAAATCTTTTCAAAAGCAAATACTTGCTGAAAAAGAAGCGGCTGCACTTGAGCAAAAAAAAGCTAATCGCAGAGAAGAAATAATTAACTGGCTTAAGCGATGGAAAGCAAATGAAGATGAAATAACTGCGACAAATAAGCGGCGGGAAAAGCAAATACTTTCTGCTTATGTAAAAGAGCAGATTGCCGCATCAAAGCTCGAAGAAAAGCAAAAAGCAATTGCAGCGTCGATGCCTTTTCCTCCAGACATTATGGAGAAAATGCGAGCTCAGCAGGAAGAAATTAGGAAAAACACAAGAAAGACATTGCAGGTTGAAAAGCAAATAGCTGAAGAACGAGCAAAAGTTGCAAAAGAAGCGAGAAAACTTGAAAGAAGAGAATATATTGCGGCGCACGACGAACAGATTGCAATCGCAAATGCAATGAAAGATCATTTGCAAGAATTGCAAATGGCGATTGAAAAGCGAAAAGAGCTTTCGGCAGCGATGCCTTTTCCTGAAGACATCTTGCAGCAGGCTAGGAACAACGCAATTCGCCAAAGAGAAATTGAAGTTCAAAACGAGAAGAATAAAAAAGCGTATCGAAAGCTGGAGCGCGAAGAGGCTGTTGCTGCTGCTGATCGTGAACGCAAAATAGCAAGCGAAATGGTAGACGGAATAAATCAGATTCTTGCAAAATCAAAAGAAAGAAGATCTGTCGAAGTAGGGATTTCAGAAGAACTAATGCGTATCGGCAGAGAAAATGCAAAAGTAGAATTGCAGATTAGGGAAACTAATGCACGGCGCAAGCAACAACTTCGTAAAATTGAAATTGCAGATGCTCTTGAAACTGCAGATGCTGAAAGAAAAATTGCTGATGAAATGGTTCGCCAGATAAACATGATGATTGCTGGGGATCAAAAGCAGAGGGAGCAAGATCTTGTAAACCTACTGAAGCAGCACAGCCTAGAACTGAAGCTGCAAGGCGATCATTTGTTGTTAATTCATGATTTAGAAAAACGAATTAAATCGATAAAGACTCAGCAACTAACTCCAAGTGAAAAAAGAACAGCTGAAGTAGCTGAATTTCGCAAGCAAGCTATGGAGCGAGCCAAACTTGAAATAAAGCAATTGCGTGAAAAAGCAAGTTTAACAGGTGAATCTGTATCAGAAAAAGATATAAAGCAAATATTTTCTAAAGCATTGGGTGAAGTCGATAAGTACATTCAGCTTCTCAACAAAGCAGATCAAGAAGAAAAGCGGTTGGCGGAAATTACACAAAATAGAGCGAATGCAGAAGCTGAATCTGCAAAAATGCTTGAAAAAGAGGTGTATCAATTAAATGTTATAAAGAAAAATGGCAAAGATGTCTTGGTATTACAAAAGCAAATCGTCAATACGCTAAATACTGGTGACGATATTTTGAATAAAATGATTCAAGATGAGCAACTACAAAACACTCTTGTTGCCCGCCGCATGAATATGTATCGGCAAATGCCAAGCATTATATCTAGAAGCCAAGGACTTATGGCAGGCGCAAGACAATTTGCTCAAGGAGCAAGCATGGGAGGTATGCCTGGAGGAATGCTAGTTGGCATGCATCCAGGTGCTATCGCTGGCATGGCAGTTGTTGGTGGTATTGTTGCTTCAATTAAAGCATACAAAGATCTGCGCGATAATTTAGTTCTGCTGGAATCTCAATTTGGTAATACTACCGATGCACAAGCAACCTTTTTGCAGCTTCGGCAACTCGCAGCAAAATCGCCTTTAGAAACGCGCGACCTAATGGCTGGAGCTGTAACGCTAAAGCAGTATGGTCTTGCTAATGCAGAAGTAATGCCAACCATGGAAAAGCTTGCGGCAGTGTCTGGTGGCAGCTCGGAGAGACTTGCTGGTTTGACAA